GCTTGCGACTATCGGCTGCGGTTAGTGTTATTGGGAAATTGATCTTTAATGTTTTACTCATCGGATCAAGTCCTCCTCCTCTTGTATTTGCTCAACGCTCATTGCGCCAACGCGATTTAGGATTTCATAAACTTGCGCACGCTCTAATGCAGATCCACGCAAGAAATCGTCAATATCAAATCTGACCTCAACACCATTAGGCACAAAATCAGCCATTGACAATCTTTGCTCTATCGGCGTAAGGATATTTCTCAAACTGAAATCGATAAGGGCTTTTCTTTCCATAACAGTCGTGCTATAAGTTTGACTTGTTAATTCAGCAGATACAAATGATGCCGGAATGCCAACTGCGCGAGCAATCTCAGTTGCAAGATATTGTCTTGCTTCATTTAATTGTAATTTAGCCGGATCAAAACCCAATGCTTGTAATTCAACATCTGCATTTAGAAATGCAGTTGATCTAGTTGCTCGACTTGCTTTCCAACTTTCAAGTAATCTTGTAATTCTTTCTGGGGTAAGATTTGTGCCATTTGACTTAAGCACCATTGTAGGAACTGGCTCTTTTGCATAAAGTTCAGCTGCTGCTTCTAATGCTTGTGCAGCTTTAATTGTTCGACCAGCACGATTTAACACACCTTCATCTAATCCGTTAAATACAATTAAACTTCCAATGCCGTATAACGGAACTTCTGCACCATCAACTCTATAAAATAAAATTTCAGTTTGATTTGCATTTAATTGGTAAGTTACGCGTTCTGGCGATACTCTTGTCCATGCGCGAACTCTTGCGCCATCACTTTCGGAATAACTATCTAATACTTGACCATAAGCAAAACCATGAAATAATAAATCCTCTGCAATCCAAGCATAAGTTGCAGATCCTGCAATTCTTGTATCTGGTTGCATTAAAGATCTTGTTGGTCGCAAATGTTCTTTTGTAAAATGATTGTAAGTTTCAATTGGCAATGATCCAATTGTTGAGCAAATTATGTTTCTTGCTCTTGCACATGCTGGAACTGACATTGCTTGTTCGCGTGTTGCGGTTTGTGTTCCGTAGAACATTCCACCAAGAGCTGCTTGAATGTTGTATGGCGCGTAAGATGCAGTTACATCTGCCGCTGGTGTAATTGTCTTATTTGTGATAAAACGATCTAATAATCCCATTAGCACATAATATACCATATAACCTAATTATCCGATTTGTATGTCTATTTCCGTTTCAGGTTGTGTCGCAAAATAAGTAACTAAACTGCTTGCCACTGAAGCGCAAACCGCGACCCTGCTCGCTCTCCTTCCTATAATCCAACTTCCATCACCATAGGGCAATTTTGCAGCTGACAAAGTTTGCTGCGTTAATTCCTCTTGTCCAGAATGCTGCAATCTGTGTGAGTTAATTGCTCCTAGCCATCGATCACAACTTTCGGCATAAATTGCTCCATCCATGTCAGTTACTTGAATGCCAGCAGAACTTAGGCGACTAGCAACTGCTTGACTTGTTCTTTTGCTGTAAGCCACAGTTTGCGTGTTGTATTTCCTCACATAAGGCGCAATATCGTTTGCAACTGCCAAATCATTTAAACTGTAATCATTTGACCAAGTGTGAAGCAATTGCACATAAAATCTTTCACCCGATAATCTTTGAGCAGCAACTAATGCACCAAACTTTCTATCAGGCGACAAATCAAGTCCAAGCCAAGTAGGTTGTTCAGGATCTAGCGGTATTGCATCTATCTGACACATTGCCCACTTTTGCGGATCAATTGCGCTGTTTATTGTATCAACCCACTGGGTGAGCAACTCGGTTCGGACAATATCCGGTGGATCATTGATTGCAGCTTTAATGTTATCTGGGTGAATTGTAATTCCTAAGGATGGGTTGGCTTGAGCAAATGCAGACCAGTTAATCTCGCCTGACGGAAGGTTGATCGGCGCATCTGGTTCGGCACTCCACTCAAACCACCCAATCGGGTCATTGGTTGTAGCTGATGCCAATGCCCTCTCACGCAATTTGTTTAGGATAACTGAATGTTGATCTCCTGCTGAGGAATAAACCCATACTTGCGGATTTTTAGCAGACATCATTGAGTAGCGCATTGATGACCAAGCATCCTCATCTTTGTATTCTCGCAACTCATCCATGTGAATTGTTTCAGGTTTGCTTAATCCTCTAGCTGCATTGTTAGCAGCCTTTACAACAAACCTTCTGTTGCCAAATAACTCTATTTCCTCCGCGCCATGTTGCCATCGGATTTTTTTAACTTCTTTCTCAAGTGCCGGATGTGTTTCAATTAAGCCAACAATCTGTCTAAATGTTTCAAGTGATGTGGTAAGTCTGTGAGCTGATGCAAGTTGTAATCCTTCGCCCCACACAAACATGCCGGTCAAGATACGCAACATCATAAATGTAGATTTTCCATTTTGCCTACTGAGCAGTAACCCAACCTCATTTGTAGCCCAGCGATCATCCTCTTTTACTTTGTGAGCATGAATTGCAACAAACTTTTGCCAATCCATCAGCTGTATGCCAATCTCAGTTGCAAAATCAATCATTTCTTGACCTTTAGACGGCAAATCATTGAGTTTTGAGCAAATACGCGGTGTTTGAACACCTCCTAAAATCGATTGAGCGTGATCTAGGCTTATCTCACCCGTTTGTAAATCAATCAATTCGATCCAGTCTGATCGTGGCTGATCGAGGTGTTTTGTGGGTTAGAAAAGGAACGGGGGGTCGGTGGTGTCCTCTTGCTCACAAAAAACCGCCCACCCTTGCTTAAATTACATCTAGTGCAGGATGCAACGAGATTGCTGTCGTCATCCAACCCACCTAATCTCCTAGGTATCACATGATCGACAGTTGTAGCCTCTTGATTACAGTATTGACAGATGAACCCATCACGCCTTAACACCCTACTGCGAATAGATCGCCAATGCCTTGTAGATCCTGTTGATCTTAGAGCTGACTTACTCAATACCATCCCTTAATCTTATGATGAGCCAAAGCATTACAAGGATTATCGTATCGCTTCTTTATGTATTTCAATTGCCAATCAATCTGTTTGTATCCATCAACAGTAGATAACCATTTAGACCTACCTTGTGGAATGCCATAATGACTACCATTCTTGGCTTTTGGATTCCATCTAGATTCTTTGTAATTTAATTCATCTAAACAATAGAATTGCTCTAGATTGTTAAGCTGTATAAAAGCCCATTGTCTGTAATAATTTGTTTTATCTAATGAAGCAACCGAATAATCTTTTAATAAGCCTATGTTTAAGACTATGAACAGAGGTATCACCAAACCAAACCTTGCGATCTTTCTGCTTCGCAGATCGCCCTTTCGCTCTGAAAGCGAATTTGCGTTTAAGGGTATCATACGATTCCTAATCCATCACCATAACCGCAGGTCAGACGGCAAGTCATGATCCTTACTCCCATTAATTCAATCCAAGTTTCATCGTATCCGGCAATAGTCATATCGACATCCAACCTATGTATTGTGCATCTGGATTATCAATAAGCCATTGCTCACGCAGCTTGTTTTGATAAGTCCAATTGATGGTGTGTGTCATTTGGTCATGATTAGCGCACATGTATGGCACTCCTGATCTACAAACATCCAAGACCCGCATTTAGTGCATCGAATGACAGGCTCTTGAGTGTCAGTTGCTTCTGCTAAATTCTTAGTTCCAATGCAATTGCATCTAAGGCATTGATAAACCCTAAATCCATGAGCTGTTGAATAACCTTCCAGCCAAATGAATTCAGTATTGCCAGAGCAGCCATTGCATTTGAATTTAACCACCTTTACCAGCCCATCCAGTTCCCTTAAATATTGCCGGAACTGATGTATAGACACGCCTTAACTTAGCCCCACATACTTGACAACAAGGGATTTCGTGCTCCATTGGAAGATCCAATACAATACTCAACCCCTCGCCATCACATTCGTAGTCGTAATTAGGCATGATACGGAATTCGATTGATTGCGTGGCAGTTATAACATCGAAGCAGATCGCCCTCATGAAGTAATCTGTCATCGTTGCATAAGTCGCAATATGTTGTTGATGGCTCTACCTTAACTCCATCATCTGTAAAAGTTGCAGTTAGACCAGAGCCGTCAATGATTTGTAATTCACCCATTTATTCACCTCCTTCAAAATACCATTTTCCATTAGCTGTAAGTTTTGCCCATTTAGGCGCACACTCTTTTGCTTTGCAAACATATCCATAATAAGGCTTGCCTCCTTTAGAGATTCCCTCTTTAAGAATATGACCATGCTGACATGCTGGTGGCTCATTAGGTATTGATGCCGCTATCTGATCGACAACATCACCAACAGACCAAGCAACCGGATCTTTAGGTTTATCAGCTTCAAAACTATCCCTTAGGATTGTTTCAATTTGTGCCGACTTAGATCCAACCTTGCCATACATGTTTTGCCGGCTTTCTAATTTGTCTTTGAATGATTGGTCAGCCTTTACTGTTTCCATGCTGTCTTTTGTGGCAGTCTTATTAGAGCCTTTAAGAATTATTATTGCTCTTCCTAAACTGCTGCTAGCTGTATCCTCGACATACCATTTTTTCATATTAGCCATGTATGTTTCCCTTGATCCAAAAGCAATGTTGCTAACTGCCGGTGCTGGATCTGTTGCATCTCGCCACAAGGTTGCTTGCACCAAGATATAACCCTTTTCAGGATCATGACTAATTACTGATATGTCAGACCTACCCATTGGATAATTGGCAATAAACCATTTGTTAAGAGTAGCCACATCTTCATAATCTTCAAGATTAAATGCCATTAAAGATCATCTCCTTTTTTGAAATCCTCGTCGATTTCGGCATCATAAACTGTTTTGTATAGACCGATGTATGCTGCAATGTCCACACAACTGTCATAATGCCCCGGACTTTCCTGTAAGCGACTAATCTTTTGCAGGATGTTAAAAATACAGATGTCATGAGGCATGACTGGGTATTCGAGATACGAACTGACAAGTTTAGAGATTCGCTCCATGTTGTAATAAGGATGCCCATAAATGACACCTCTTGACTGGATTGTTGAGATTGCTTCATCAAAGAGCTGCTCAGTTTTTGTCATAGTCAAATACTTCATCAGACTTGCGCTTTGTTTCAATCATTCGGCGATACATGTCCCAGCCGTCTTTACGACCTTTCCAATAGCCTGATTGAAATGCAGTTTCTCTAATTTCATGAATAATCCATGCGCCTATACCTAAGCCCATAAATATCCACGCTAGTTGTAGCATGTCATCTTTTGCGGTCATTTTGTTGCCCACTCCCTTAGTTCATTAGGCACGACAACAGGATTTCTGTCATCGATTACTGTATAGATTGCTCCTGACGGATGAATTGATGGTGGAGCAGCCACATAACCTTTCCATTTAATATCAATGCCAGTTTCAAGTTTGCCGGCAAAAACATCAGTTGGGTTTGCTTGATAATAAAGATGATAGCCGTCGCCAGTTTTTACAGTATAAGTTGGAGCAAATCGTTCATCAATGTTTCCGCCATTACGGAAATCAATATCAAATACAACCAAGCCTGACTGATAACAGGCTATGCCAATGTTGATACTTTCATCATAATCAAACTGATAAGTTTCTGGTCGGTTGTAGCTGATAGGTATGCCCTTTGAGCCAAGTCAAAGTGCGGATCTTTTTTGCGTGGCAATAATGGCAAAACTGCCCATCCTCGTTCTGCATAATCTAAGGCTGTGCTTCGATTACTTGTATCTAGTTTCATGTCGCTCCCTACATATCCACAGTATCTCTGTGAATACATAAAGTATGACCTAGATCAAGGAGGCTGTGTTAATTACTTTCGGCGTGTTTTATAACGATTAGATAACGCCAATATCCTCAACATCATCGATATGGTCATCAATCGTGCGGTCGATATAGTCTGTTTCACGCCCCATAAGACTTTCCAAGAGCTGTGAAACTGCCATCTTTGTTAATTGGAATCATTTGCACATTCATATTCTTGCCATCCCAGTCCATGATGACTATGCCCATTTGCCAGTTGGCAAGCCCTTTTGTGTAAGAGGCTTTTGCTCGGTTCATAAGGTTTCCGGTTTCTACGCCGTAAAGGGGTCTATAAGCCCCGTAGAGCCCCTCTGAGTAGGCTGACATACCTAGTCTATGGGTATGACCACAAACCACGCTCTTTCCTGCCTTCTTGGCTAGATTGAGGGCAGTCTGTCCAGCGTTGGGATTCATGTTGCCTTCATCGCCATGAGCCAAGATCCAGCCCTTTTCAAATTCGAAGAATGTTTTGTGGAATGTAATGCCCATAGATTCAAAATCCATAAACTTGGCATACTGCAATTCGGGAAGTGAGATCATTCCCGGAACTTTTAATAAAGTGTTATATAGGCGATCAGTATGATTACTGCGGATAATATGAGCCTCTCGGCTGTGCTCTGTGAGAGCCCAAAGGATTTCTTGAGTAGCTGTGCGGTCATCATCCAAAGTTTGTTGATAAGCCAAAGGTGTTTTCTCAGCCCAACGGCTAATGGTTTGGAAGTCGATCTCATCGCCAACGCATAGAACGCTGTCAAATCTTTCACGCTTCGCCAACT